AAAACCTTGTATTCTATCGTGTTTTAACGGGCGATAAGTCCGATAACATAGTTGGAGTCAAGGGAGTGGGTGATAAGACCATAGAATCTAAAATGGAGTTTCTAAACAATGGTGAATTGGACTTGGATGAGTTCATAAGTGAATGTTCTAATGTAGACCCCAAACTATCAAAAAAATTGATGGATAATGTGGATGTTATACGAATGAACTTTGACCTTATGCAGCTACGAAATCCTGAAATCTCATCTTCAATCACATCAAACATCCGAAACATTATGGATGGTGGAACTCATAGATTGGATATGGTTGAATTCAAAAAGATGTTTATGGGAGACAAATTATATACTGCTTTTGCTGATGTGGATTCTTGGTTAAGAAACTCATTTTCAAATTTGGATAATCTAATCAAAAAAGATTTGGATAATCAAAAATAAAGTTGTATATTAGTGTCTATGGAAAAATTCGGAAGTAAATACGGAACATCGTTCCAGAATAAAATTGTATCAGCGCTGTTAGGTGATAGGAGTTTTTCTCGCCAAGTGTTTGACATTCTAAAGCCAGAATACTTTGATTCAGAAGCATCAGAGTGGTTGGTTAAAGAAATTATGTCTTACGTTAGTGAGTATGAAAAGCTACCAACACTTGATGTGTTGAAAGTCCGAATTAATTCTATTGATAGGGATGTTCTTAAAACAACTGTCGTAGACACACTCAAGTTTGCGTGGAATCATCTTGAAAGTGATGATTTAACTTATGTTAAAGAACAAACCCTTGACTTTTGTAAAAATCAATGTATCAAAAATGCTATTCTTGACTCCGTAGAGTTATTGGAACAAGGTAAGTATGATGTGATTAAACGGAAGGTTGATGATGCTATGAAAGCAGGTCAAGATTCCGATTTAGGACACGAATACAAAACTATGATTACCGAAAGATACGAAGATTCTATCAGAAATGTAGTATCAACAGGATGGCAGGTTATTGATGAAATTACGCAAGGTGGTTTTGGGAAAGGTGAGTTGGTTTTATTTGCCGCCCCTCCTGGCATCGGTAAGTCGTGGTCTTTAATTAACATCGGCGTGGCGGCGATGAAATTGGGTAAGACCGTGGCTCACTACACCCTCGAATTGAACGAAGGGTATGTAGGTCAACGATACGATGCTGTTTTGAGTAAGATTGCAGTTGCAAATCTGAAATACAATATGGAAGATGTTAAAAAATCAGTTACGAATGTAAAAGGAGACCTGATTGTAAAACACTACCCTACCAAAACCGCCAGCGTAACTTCATTAAAAGCCCATATGGACAAAATGATTTTACAAGGTAAAAAACCTGACGTAGTGATTGTTGACTACGCTGACCTACTCCGTGGACCCTCTAACAAAGAACGACACGAAGAGTTAGAAACCATTTTTGAGGATTTGAGAGGTATGGCTGGGGAGTATGAAGTTCCCATCTACACTGCGTCTCAAATCAACCGAAGTGGCGCAGAAGATGACATTATTACAGGTACAAAAATTGCAGGTTCTTTCTCCAAAATGATGACTGCTGACTTTGTTGTATCCCTTTCTCGTAAGATTGAAGACAAACTTGCTGGTACGGGAAGATGGCACGTTATCAAGAATCGTTTTGGTCCTGATGGTATGACTTTTCCATCCAAAGCCAACTTCTCAACCGGTGAAATTTCCATCTATAACGATGATTCCATTTCTGGTCAACAAACCAAAAAAGAGATGAAAGGTGGGGAGAGTTTAGTAAGAAAAGAACTTGCTCAAAAATACAAAGAAATGAAGGGTGAAATTAATTTCTAATCACTATGTATATTCACCCACACAAAAATATGTCTAACAATTTACAGGAGAAATCGTATGTCTCTATTCGATAATCGTATCCCATTTAAACCATTTGAGTACCCCGAATATTACACCGAAGGTTGGTTAAAACAAGCTCAAGCTTTCTGGCTCCATACCGAAATCCCAATGCAAGGGGATGTTAAGGATTGGAATGAAAATTTGTCAGTTTCTGAAAAGAATCTTGTTGGTAATATTCTATTAGGGTTTGCTCAAACTGAATGTGCGGTATCCGATTATTGGACTACGATGGTAACAAACTGGTTTCCTAAACACGAAATCAAACAAATGGCAATGATGTTCGGTTCGCAGGAAACAATCCACGCAACCGCATACTCATACTTAAACGAAACGCTCGGTCTTGATAACTTTGAAGCGTTCTTACACGAACCCGCAACTGCTGAAAGATTTGAGAATCTTGCCGGAGTTTCCTCTGACTACACTTACGAAGATTTGAAGTGGAACGCTGACGCAAGAGAAGAGGTAGCTAGTTCACTCGCAATCTTTTCCGCATTTGCCGAGGGGGTATCATTATATTCTTCCTTTGCTGTACTGTATTCGTTCCAAATGAGAAACCTATTGAAGGGTATTGGACAACAAATGAAGTGGAGTGTTCGTGATGAATCACTACACTCTAAAATGGGATGTCAACTCTTCAGACATATGTGTGATGAGTATCCTGAATTAAGAAAATCCGTAACGGATTCGGTTTTTGAAGCAGCTCAATTGATTCAAAAATTAGAGTTCAATTACATTGATAAGATGTTCGAGATGGGTGACCTTGAAAACCTCACAAAAGAAGACCTCAAGAACTTTATCAGTCAGAGGTTGAATGAAAAATTGGCTGAACTTGGTTATAAAATCGAGGATGGTTTATTTTTTGAGTACGATAGAGAGTCAGCTGAAAAACTCGAATGGTTCTATCATTTAACAGGCGGTTTAACACATACTGATTTCTTCGCTCTACGACCAACGGATTACTCCAAGGCAGGTGAGGGTGAAAATTGGGATGATATATTTTAATAAATTATGGCAAAGAATTATGGAGAAGAGCTGGGTTGGGAGCTTGGTGTAGATTTCCCAATCTGGGGTAATACGGAGATTTATGTTAAAACTATTTCTAAAGGATATCTCCTCGCAGGAGAAACTCCAAAAGACGCGTATTGGAGAGTCTCAACCGCTGTTGCACGCAGGTTGGGTAAACCTCATCTCGCTAGTAAGTTTTTTGATTATATTTGGCGTGGCTGGCTTAATCTTGCTACTCCTGTACTTTCTAATACTGGCACCGATAGGGGTCTTCCGATATCTTGTTTCGGCATTGATGTCGGTGATTCAATCCAAGAGATAGGTCAAAAAAACCTTGAAATGATGTTACTCGCCAAACACGGCGGTGGTGTTGGTATTGGTGTAAATATGATTCGTTCGGCTGGTTCAAGAATCACCGGAAATGGTACATCTGATGGTGTAGTTCCATTTTGTAAGATTTACGACTCAACCATCCTCGCAACCAACCAAGGTTCGGTTCGTAGAGGCGCTGCATCAATCAACTTAAACATTGAACACGGTGACTTTGATGAGTGGATTGAGATTCGTGAACCAAAAGGTGATGTGAACCGACAATCACTCAATCTTCATCAGGCGGTTATTATCGGTGACAAGTTTATGAGAAAACTTGAAGAGGGTGATATGGAAGCCCGTAGAAAGTGGGGTAAGGTACTTCAGAAGAGAAAAGCTACTGGCGAACCTTACATTATGTTTAAAGGTAATGTAAACAAGTCAAACCCAGAAGCATACAAACAAAACGGATTGAAAGTCTTTATGACTAACATTTGTAGTGAGATTACACTTCACACCGATGAGTCACACTCGTTCGTATGTTGTTTGTCTTCAATCAACCTTGCTAAATACGATGAGTGGAAAGATACCGATTTAGTATACACTGCGATTTGGTTCTTGGATGGTGTACTTGAAGAGTTCATCCAACGAGCAAAGAATATGAGAGGGTTTGAGAATTCAGTTCGTTCTGCCGAAAAAGGAAGAGCACTTGGACTTGGAGTTTTGGGATGGCACACTTACCTACAACAAAAAGGTATGTCATTTGAGGGTCTTCCTGCTCAATTTGAAACACGAAAGATTTTCTCTCAAATGAAGATTGAAGCCGAGAGAGCATCTCGCTCTATGGCTGAAGAATATGGTGAACCACTATGGTGTGTTGGTACAGGTATGAGAAATACTCACTTGATGGCTATTGCTCCGACTGTATTCAACTCAAAGTTGAGTGGTAATGTATCACCAGGTATTGAACCTTGGGCAGCTAATGTCTTCACGGAACAAACTGCTAAAGGAACCTTTATTCGTAGAAACCCCGAATTAGAAAAGGTTCTTCGTAAAATTGGTATCAACAATAAAGATACTTGGGACAAAATTCTACAAGATGGTGGTTCGGTTCAAGATATCGCAGAGCTTGATAATTGGGGATTTGTCAATGGTAAATTGACCAATCGTACCGATATGACTGAATCTAACTTTGAGAACAAAGAAATTGATTGGGTTAAGGATGTGTATAAAACATTCAAAGAAATCAATCAATTGGAGTTGGTAAAACAAGCCGGAATCA